TTGGTACCGGTTTTATGATGGTTAAACGTGAAGTGTTTCCTAAATTTGCAGAAGCGTTCCCACATCTACGTTATAAACCAGACCACGTTGGCCAAGCCAACTTTGATGGTTCACGTTACATTCATGCATACTTCGATACACTGATTGATACTATTGATTCTCCAACAGGTGGTGGTTCAGACCGTTACTTGTCAGAAGATTATATGTTCTGTCAGTTGTGGCGTAAGATTGGTGGTTCCATTTGGTTGTGTCCTTGGATGCGAGCAGACCACATCGGTACCTATCACTTTAGAGGTGATATGCCAGCTGTTGCGAATTACGTTGGAGAAATGTAATGCTTGTTGGATTACTTGGATTCATTGGTTCAGGTAAAGGTACTGCCGGCGACATTCTTAAAGACCTTGGTTTTACTCCTGTGAGTTTTGCTAAAGGTGTTAAAGATGTTGCCGCAGAAATGTTTGGTTGGCCTCGGCATTTGCTGGAGGGCGACACTGAACAGTCTAGACAATGGCGTGAACAACCAGATAAATTTTGGTCAGAAGAATTTGGCCGTGAATTTACACCAAGACTTGCACTACAGTTGATGGGTACTGAGGTTGGTCGTGATGTGTTTCACCAAGATTTTTGGGTTATCAAACTTAAAAACTACATCAAGAAAAATGCAAATCAAAATTTTGTTATTACTGATGTAAGATTTCAAAATGAAATTGATTTTGTACACAAACAAAATGGCATCTTAATTGAGATACAACGTGGTGTTATACCGCATTGGTATGAAATTGCCTCAAAAGCAAATCGTGGTGACTGGAAAGCGGAAGACTTTATGTTGAAACAATCTGGTGTACATGAATCTGAGTGGCGTTGGATTGGTGGTTACATCGACCATCAAATTGACAATACCAAATCCTTAGAAGATTTGAAAGTTAATATGATTAAATGCTTGACAACCTCTTACGGACCAAGTATAATGAGTGAATTGAAACAAGGAGTATCGTAATGAAATTATCTAATGAGACCTTAACGGTTCTTAAAAACTTTGCCAACATTAATCCTGGCATTGAGTTTAAGACTGGTAAGAAATTGACAACCATTTCCGCAACAAAGACTGTACTAGCCAAGGCAGGAGTTAAAGATGAATTCCCACAGGACTTCTGCATCTATGATTTGAACCAGTTCCTATCTGTACAATCTTTGTACAAAGATGGTGAAATTGATTTTGATGACAAACATGTTATCTTCAAAGTTGGTCGTAAGAAACTAAACTATCGCAAGACTGCAAAGAGCATGATTGTAACTCCGCCAGATAAAGAGTTGACATTACCTTCCGTTGATGTGGCTTTCACATTGAAAGAAGAAGAACTTGCTTCTGTTCTTAAAACAGCAAGCATTCTACAATCACCAAATATTGCCATCATGTCTGATGGTGAAAAGATTTCTATCACAACCTGTGATTCAAAAGACAACTCTGCACATACCGATTCAACAGAAATTGCTGATGGTAATGGTAAGAAATTCAGAGCCTTGTTCCTGACAGAGAACTTTAAAATGATTTCTGGTTCTTATGAAGTACAAATCTCTGCAAAAGGTTTGTCTTATTTTAAAAATACTAAAGAAGATATGGAATACTGGATTGCTATTGAAGCAAAAGAGTCTGACCTATCGTTTGGAGAATAATATGATTTGGGTTACAGACGCAGCCAACGGCAACAAAGTTTCAATTAATGAAAATTATATCGTAGCAGTATATACTATGGTTGATGGTGAACTAAAAGGCAAAACAGGAATCAAACTTACTAACAGTGATATTATTGTTGAAGAAAGTGATTATGATGTTATTGCATTGATTGGATCAAATTAATGACTAAAGTAAATACATTGTTTGGTTCTTTCGATGAAGACCAACTTAAAAAACTCAAAGGTTATGTTGATGAAGTGGTACTGCATATGCAGAGAAACCAATCCAATAATGAGGCAATTAAAGATATTGTGGATATTACCAATGATGAATTGAAAATCCCTAAGAAGATTGTCAAACGTATGGCAAAAACACAATTCAAAAATTCATTCCAAACTGAAGTGGCAGAATCAAAAGAGTTTGAAGCTCTATTTGAAAGCATGAATGAGGTGAAATGATGGGTGAAATTAAAACATGGACTGATAAGACCGAATACATTGATGTATTGAATAAAGAAATTAGACTATTGAAATCTAGATTCGATCCAAACCAAGAAGGTACCGGACATTATAATACAGCAATAAGTGTATTACAAGACCGTGTTGAAGAACTTAAAAGAGATTTAAGTTGGCCTTTCCCACATGCAACAGATTGAAATACCATTCTTCTATCCACTAACGGAACAAATTCCGTTAGATTTGGATTTCACTCCATGTGAACAATGGATTGCTGAGTGGCGCAAGAGACAATGGAATAACAGTACATTACTGACTGTTGGTTCTGGTGGTACAGGTGAAACAATGTGGTCAACAGGTGCAACCATATCATCATCAATGACTTCTTTTGTTATAAAACCTTCTGTGAAAAATGTTGGTAAATGGGAAATCACAGACTCTATGTTTGTGTATAGACCCACTAAACCAAATGCCGTCATCAGATTTATGGCCAAGTATCTTCTTGGCTTTAAATGGCACGATGAAATTTAATTATATTATGGAGAATTTGAATGTCACAACACATTTTGTGGGTGGAGAAGTATCGTCCTAAAACCATTGAAGAATGTATTCTTCCTGATGGTATCAAGGCAACATTTCAGGAGTATGTAAACCGCAAAGAGATTCCCAATCTCTTGTTGGCTGGTTCTGCTGGTGTTGGTAAAACTACAATTGCAAAGGCTCTCTGTGAAGAAGTCGGTTGTGACTACATTATGATTAACGGTTCAGACGAATCGGGTATTGATGTTCTACGCAACAAAATCAAAAACTACGCATCATCTATGTCCTTGTCAGGCGGCCGCAAGGTCGTTATCATTGACGAAGCAGACTATCTAAATCCAAATTCAACTCAACCTGCACTGCGTGGTGCTATCGAGGAGTTCTCATCCAACTGTTCGTTCATCTTCACATGTAACTTCAAGAACAGAATCATTGACCCTATTCATTCACGTTGTACCGTTATTGACTTCAAAATCAATGGTAGTAAACAAAAGATGGCTGCAGGATTCTTCAAACGTGTTGAATGGATTTTAGAACAAGAAGGTATCACATACGACAAGCAAGTGGTTGCTGCTGTTATCACCAAGCATTTCCCCGACAACCGCCGTGTTCTGAACGAACTACAACGTTATAGTGTTAGTGGCACAATCGACAAAGGCATCTTGGCCTCGGTTTCTGATGTACAGATGAGTGAACTGGTGTCTTCTATTATGAACAAGGACTTCGCTGCTTGTCGAAAATGGACAACAAACAACCTTGACAATGATATCACCAGAATCTTTAGAAACATCTATGATTCACTGTACGAGAAGTTGAAACCTAACTCCGTACCACAAATGGTACTAATTTTGGCTAAGTATCAATATCAGTCAGCCTTTGTTGCAGACCACGAAATCAATCTGATTGCCTGCCTTACAGAATTAATGGTTGAATGTGAATTCAAATGAGTCCGTTCGACTATGCCGATTACATCCTGAGAAAGAAGGTGCCGGATGGTGAATTGGACTACAAAGATTATGCACCTTTCCTAATCAATAGGTCTCTCTCCAACCACTTAGATTGTGTCTTGTATGTCAATGATATGAACTTGTGGCCAGGTATTGATAAAGACATGCAATACCAGTATCTTCTAAATAGTATCAGGCCTATGAAACGAAAATTCGTTCCGTGGCAGAAGGCCGATTCTGATAAGGATATTGAGTGTGTGAAGACCTATTTTGGTTATTCTAATGCCAAAGCCAAAGAGGCTCTACGTATTCTTACTGATGAACAAATCGCTGATATAAAAACAAAAATAGATACAGGCGGAGTGAAGAATAATGATAGACATTAAAGATTTAGTTGAAGTGACATTGGATGATAAAGATGATTTTCTAAAGGTACGTGAGACACTGACCCGTATTGGTGTCGCCTCCAAGAAAGACCAAACATTGTATCAATCTTGCCATATACTACACAAACGTGGACAATACTACGTGGTTCATTTCAAAGAACTATTCGCCTTAGATGGCAAAACAACAGACATTACCGAAAACGACCTATCACGTAGGAATGCTATTGCAAACCTATTGGAAGATTGGGGCTTGGTAAAGTTAGTCAATAAAAAACAAACCGAGGTGCCACCACCTATTTTCTTGTCACAGATTAAAATATTGTCACATAAGGAAAAGAGCGACTGGCAATTAACACCAAAATATAATATTGGTAAGAAACCAAATACTGGTTGACAACTGATATAAATATTGTTATAATAGTCCCATCGGGATGGGAAAAGTCAAAGGTGGAACCTGGTCCTACCGAGACTTAATACTCCAGGAAAAAGGTGCTCCACCTACCTTAGGAGCGTATTAAAACGGACAGACGTACTGTCACTGGATAACGTAACCAGTACCTTAACCGATACGCCTTCGGGGTATCAATTTTTAATCTCGCTTTCAGGAGAAACTTATGACTAATCTTAAAGATTATTTCGGTGTCGATTTCGGCAAAATTCAACCATTCACCGTGGGTTTTGATGACACAATGTCAATCATGCGTGAAGCTGCAGCGGCTGCATCTAAAGCCGTATCTTATCCTCCATACAACATCAAACAGGTAACTGCAAACAAGTACGTCATTGAAATGGCTGTTGCTGGTTTTGCTAAGTCTGATATTGAGATGACTTTGGAAGGAAACAAACTTGTAATTAAAGCTGCATCTAAAGACGCAGAGGAAGAAGAATATTTGTACAAAGGCATTGCCAACCGTGCATTTGAACGTACCTTCACTCTCGCAGACAAAGTTGAAATCAAAGACGCAGAGTTGATGAATGGTATGTTGAAAATTTGGCTAGAAAACATGGTCAAAGCACAAGATGCCATTAAGAAAATTTCAATCAAGGCCAAGGAATGAAAAGACTTCTACAAAGTATACTTGAAGCCATACAGGCCATCAAGAAACACAGGTCAGACGATACCTTAAAAGGTAGATAATCATAAGGGGTCTTGACAGACCCCTTTTTTTATTGTATAATGAAGACATTATGAAAACTGAAAAACAATACATCAAAAAAGTTCGTGTTAAAACCACGTTGGAGAATTACTACGTTTGTTCACCAGAGACTAAAGAGATTGATGGTGTACAATTTGTCTATGTCATTAAGAACATTGGTATTAGGGAAACACCTAAATTAATGCGGAAAGAATCATTAGAATATATCAGATAAGGGCTGATAGCTTAATGGTAAAGCAGTGAACTCATAATTCATTGAGTCTAGGTTCAATTCCTAGTCAGCCCACCAATTTTAAAAAAACATGAAAACAAAATTTCGTAATGCATATATGAAAGTGGCCGAGACATTTGCAGAATTGTCTTCGGCTCGTAGACTTCATGTTGGTGCAATTGTAGTAAAGGACGACCGCATCATAAGTATTGGTTATAATGGTATGCCTTCTGGTTGGGATAACAACTGTGAAGATAAAATCTATTGTGATGATGGTGATTGTTTAGAACAACAGTTACCAAAAGAATCGGATACATGGAAAAAATATAAACTTAAAACCAAACCGGAGGTGCTTCATGCTGAAACAAATGCAATCGCTAAGTTGGCAAAGTCTAATGAATCTGGACTTGGCGCTACTATGTTTATTACTCACGCACCTTGCATGGACTGTGCCAAATTGGTTTACCAATCTGGTATCAATAATGTTTATTACCGCAATAGTTATCGTGACGAAAGTGGTATACAGTTCCTACAAAAAGCAGGAGTCTGGGTAGAAAAAATCTAATACTCCTAAATAACTGAGGGTAATTGTGCCCTTAGGAGACCAGGATGATTATTCGTGTGGTTAACTGTCCAGACAAAGATTTTAAGCCCTTTGTTGAAAGAGCTGCCCAATTCTTCGCTAAAGAATTAATACCTAATACACGAATAAGAAATAATTGCACAACCGAAATTAAATTTTGTACCAAAATAAATGAATATGGTTTTGCTAGTATTGAAGATTACAATACAAGAAAACAACCTAGAAAATTCCTAATAGAGATTCATCCACATATTGGTTCAAGAAGAATATTGGAAACCTTGGCTCATGAAATGGTCCATGTGAAACAATATATTGATGGTGAAACGAATGATGAATTGACCAGATGGAGAGGTAAGAGAGTTGATCCGGACAAGATTGATTACTGGATTCAACCGTGGGAGATAGATGCTTACGGCCGTGAACCTGGACTTCTTACAAAGTTTGCTATATCAGAAAACCTATGGGAAGTACTTGATGATTTTGTTGATCCATCTGGTCCAATATCACCTCATCCTATCGCATGGAAAAAATAAAATATGTCACATCCAACTCAACAAGAATTTGTAAAGAAGTTATCATCGGATTTTCCACAAAACTTCAATAACATAAAGATGTTGGAAGTTG